AAAGGCTCACGCCGCCGCCATCGCCGCCAAGGATGCCGCCCTTGCCGAAAAGGACAAGGAACTGGCTGCCAAGGACGCCGCTCTCGATGCCGAGAAGGCCAAGGTCCTCAGCGATGCCGACCTGGACAAGCGTGTCGCTGCCCGTGCCTCGCTCGTCACCATCGCCGGCCTGCTCGCCAAGGACGTCAAGTTCGACGGTCTGAGCGATGCCGCGATCCGCAAGTCCGTAGTCACCGCAGTTCTCGGCGATGCCGCGGTCAAGGACAAGGCCGACGCCTACATCGACGCCCGGTTTGAGATCCTGGCCGAAGATGCCGTCAAGAAGGCCGGCGGCAACGATCCGCTGCGCGACGCTCTGTCGGGCGGTCTCGTCCATGCCGGCGACGGCGATAAGGTCGTCACTGACGCCTACACCCAGATGATTGCCGACATGCACGCCGGCAAGACCATCGCAACCGCCAAGTAAGGAGGAGACGTTCACATGTCGACCTATCAGACTTCGTATTCGAGCGCTCCCGCGAAAGGCCTTCCTGGTCAGGTCGCGAATGAGGAGCGCAGCAACCGCATCTCCCGCACCGTCGAATCCGTTGCCGGCATCGCTTTCGGTCAGCCGGCATTCCGCGGCGCTGGGGATCATGGCGTTATCGCTGGCGCTGCCTTCGCCGCAACCGGTACCGCATCGGCTGCAGCCGGCAACACCGGCACGTCGACCGTCAGCGCTCCTGTGGTTTCGGCGGGCGCCAAGGTCGGTCGCTACAGCGTCGTGCTGCAGGCGACGTCCTCGACGGCTCAGTTCCAGGTATTTGATCCGGAAGGCGTCTTCGTCGGCGTCGGCAAGATCGGCACCGCCTTCTCCGCCGGTGGCGTGGCTTTCACAATCACGGCAGGCGGCACCCCGACGGTCGGCGACACCTACTACATCGATGTCGTCTTCACGACGAACGGCATCTTCGTCGGTCTCGCCATCCTCACCCCGGCTGTTCCGCCCGTCGCCAACGGCGCCACGCTCGTCGATGGCTATCCGCAGTACTTCACCGGCGCCTTCATGACCGAAGGCCCGATGTACCTCGTCGCTGGTGCCTCCGTGAACGACGGCGACCGTGTGTACTGGAACCCAGCCACCGGTCGCTACACCAACATCGCGACGCATGTGCGCATCCCGAACGCCGTCTTCGATACGACGGCCACGGACGGCAACATCGTCGAAGTTTCCATCCGCAACCGCTGATCGCGAAAGGATCAACACCCATGAATCAGGTCATCCGCAAGCCTTTCGCGGACGCGCAGGCTGCATACCCCTTCGTGATCGCGCAGGGACGCAATATCGAGACCAAGATCTACCAGAAGCGTTACCCGACGTTCAATTACGGCGCTCACGTGCCCATCGTCACCGAGGGCAACGAATGGGCGATCGGCACCATGTTCTTCACCGTCGACGTTGCCGGTGAGGCCAAGTTCATCTCCGGCGCGGCGAACGACATGCCGTTCAGCGCAGCCACCCGAGACCAGGCTGCTCAGGACTTCGCCATGATCGGCGCAGGCTGGGAATGGAACATGGAAGAGATCAATCAGGGCGCCCTCTACGGCATCCCCTTGAGCGATGTGAAGGCCATGGGTTCCTCGCAATCGATCGAGCGCCTGCTCAACTCCGTCGCCATGATCGGCTCCACGGAGAAGAACTGGACGGGGCTCGTCAACAGCTCGATCGTCTCCCGCGTCACCGTGACGAACGACGGCACCAGCTCCTCCACCTACTGGAAGGACAAGACGAACGATCAGATCCTGCGTGACATCAACGATCTGCTGTCCAGCATTCGTCGCAACACGAAGGAAATCGAATGGGCCGATACCCTTCGCCTCCCTCCGGATGCTTTCCGTCTCATCAACAACCGTCGCCTCGGCGCTGGTGATGGCGTGCTGAACCTGCTCGACTATCTGCGGAAGAACAACATCTATACCGCAGAGACCAAGCAGGAACTGGACATCGCGCCGCTGCTCGAACTGCAGACGGCATCTCAGGCAGGCGCCGGCCGCATGGTCGCCTATCGCAAGGACGAGGAAGTTCTCCGCTTCCACCTTCCAATGCCCCGCCGCGTCCTTCCTCCTCGCCAGAAGTCGATCATGGCGTTCGAGCAGGGCGCCATCGCTCGCACCGGCGGCACCGAAATCCGCCTGCCAGGCGCCATGGCATATGGCGATGAGATCGTGCCGACCCCGGCCTGATAGGAGAGCGACATGGAAGTCACCAATAATAGTCAGGCACCGCAGGGCGTTCACACGCTCGGCGGCGTCGCATACGTCATGCCGAAAGAAACGAAGACGCTTGATCTGACCGTGGATCAGGCAAAGCAAGCCTCGAAGCTTGGCTTCTTCGATCTCGTCGGTGATCCCGTCAAGGACGAGACTGCCACGGCGACCCTCAGCACGATCGACATCCCCGACAACGAGATCGATCAGCTTCGGCAGCAGCTAGAAAGCTCGACTGCCGATGTTTCCCAGCTGAACTCGTCCCTTGACGACGCACTCGACGAGATCGAGCGTCAGAAGGGCCTTGTGGCCGATCGGGATAAAGAGATCGCCGGTCTAAAGGCCCTGGTTGCCGAGCACGAAGCTGAAATTGAACAGCTTAAGGCATCGGTGGCAGCCTTCGCGCAGCAGCCGGGCACCGGCCAGGGTCAGCAGATGGTGACGCCTGTCGGTCCCTTCGAGGTGAGAGACACCTCGGCCGGATGGTTCGGCATCTTCGGTGCCGATGGCAACCAAGTCGGCAAGAGCATCCGTGCTGCCGACGCCGATGCCTTCAAAGCCTTGGATGCAGAAGCACAGCTGGCCTACCTCACGGCTCCGAGCGCACCGGCCTCGGCCTGATCGCAAAATATCCCGGCGGGCAACTGCAGGGCACTCTTTCCTACCGGAGAAATGACATGGCTGGCTATGGCTCAAATGAAGGCTTCACGGCCTATGCGACCGATGCCGGCTATGTCATCCCCGATGGGACGACCGATGCTCAGATAGCCGCTGCTCGTCAACGTGGCTCTCTGGTGATCGATCGGTACGAGGTGAAGTTCTCTGGCCAACGCACCGGAGGCTTTGCCCAAGACCGCGCTTGGGGCCGCGCCGGGGCCCGGACTTATTATGGCGAGGCAATCCCTGATGGACTGATCCCTGTCACCATCATCAATGCCAGCTATGAGGCTGCATTCCTCGAGCTAACGACGCCCGGCAGCCTGTCACCAGTCATCACTGGCTCGGGCGTGGTCAAGCGCGAGAAGATCGGGCAGTTGGAGGTCGAATACCAGGATGCGCCCAACGGTGCGTCGGTGGCCGACCTGATCGCTTTGGCAACGCCGGTGGTCACGGTTATCGAGGGGATGCTCTGGCCGTTCCTGATCCCGATCATTCCTGGCGCCCTGGTGGTGTGATGGCAAACGCCACATACACGCGGTTTCAGGCAACGGCTGACAGGCTGATCAAGAAATATGGCCAGGTCGGTGCCATCAAGCGCAAGCCCGCAGGTACTATTGATCCCATTCTCGGTGAGGGCGACACGCCTCCAGAGTCTCAGTCGTTCCCGGCCAAGCTGGTGCCGATGACTTACGACCAGCGCTATGTGAACGGGACGTCGATTCTAACCACGGATCGACAGCTGTACATCAGCTCGGCTGGGCTGGCCGTCGTGCCACAGGTCGGGGACATCGCGACGGCGGGCGGCATTGATTACGTGATCGTCGCGGCCGATCCGAACAATTATGACGGCCTGACATCGGTCGTCTTCATCTGCCAGGGAAGGATAGTCTGATGGTCCAGGTTGAATTGCTCAAAGGTTATCGCCGCCGCGGCATCGGCACCAAGATGGAAGTCAGCGAAGGTCTGGCCGACGGATTGGCTGCGATCGGCCTGGCGAAGCGCGTCGACGCCGCACCGGAGCCGGAGGTAGTCGATGAGAAGCCTCAGCCAGATGCCGTCGAAGAGGCGCCTACGGTTGACCTTGTCGAAGATGAATCGGTCGCCGAGTTCAAACGCATGCATCCCGAAGCCGAGGCCGTCAAGTAATTGGCCACTCTTCGCGAGCAGCTGAACGCTCTCATCGACAAGCTCACTCCGGACATGGAAAAAGCCTTTCACTCGGCGGTCGACGACTTGAAGTCCGAGATCGTGATCAAAGAGGTCGTGGCGAAGCTCGAACAGAACGACGTTGCCGGCGCCTTGGCCGCGCTCCACATCGATCCGGCGGCATTCCAGCCACTGGCGGACGCGATAAGGGCAGCCTACGGCTCCGGCGGCTCCCTGGTAGCTCAGGCGCTCCCGCAACTGTTCACGCCGGACGGGACACGCGTCGTGTTCCGGTGGGACGTCAGCAATCAGGCGGCTGAAGCCAATATCCGCGATCTATCGTCGAAGCTGATCACGAACATCAGCGGCGGCACGGTCCAAGCTGCCCAACAGGCGATCGTCAACGGCTATGCCCAAGGGCAGGGGCCGGCGGCCATCGCTCTCGACCTGGTCGGACGGCAGAACAAGGTCACAGGCAAGCGCGAGGGTGGCATCATTGGGCTTAACGGCCCGCAGTCGGAACTGATCGCCCGAACGCAGATCAATTTGGCCTCCGGTGACCCGGTGCTGATGAAGAAATACCTCGATCTCAAGACGAGGGATAAGCGATTCGACGGCGTCGTGAAGAAGGCGATCGCGGACGGCAAACCTCTCGATGCCGCCACTGCTACCAAGGTGATGTCTCGGCTCCGTGACAAGAACCTCAAGCTGCGCGGTGAGACGATCGCCCGTACTGAGACCGTCACCGCCGTCCTGTCGGCCAAGCACGATGCCTATCGCCAGGCGCTGAGCAAGGCCAACCGAGATGAGACGCTCGTCAAGCGCAAGTGGCGCAGCTCTGGCAAGATCACGGTTCGACACACCCATCAGATCTTGAACGGGCA